TCCACCCTCTTCGGCCTTGGAAACATAGCTTAGTTGGTAAAGCATTCGACTGATAATCGAAAGACCACTGGTTCAAGTCCAGTTGTTTCCACTTGGGAGAGCACCTTGGCGGTGAGCACGACGGTGTTAGAGGCGGTTCGATTCCGTTCTTTGGCAATGGTGGTTCGATTCCACCTTCTCCCTACTTGGAGGATTGGCAGAGTTAGGTTTAATGCAGGGGATTGCTAATCCCCCGATATACTTAAGTATATCCGTTGGTTCAAATCCAACATCCTCCGCTGTGTCGTTAGTCTAATGGTAAGACAGGAGATTGTGGTTCTCCGTATGAGGGTTCGATTCCCTCACGGCACCCCGCCCTTATAGCTCAGTGGCAGAGCAACTCACTAGTAATGAGTAGGTCGTTGGTTCAAATCCGACTGAGGGCTTCTGAGGTAGCCAAGTGGTAAGGCAGCGGGTTTTGGTTCCGCCATTCGTAGGTTCGATCCCTACTCTCAGAATTTGTCCTTTTAGCTCAGCGGACAGAGCAGTAGGCTACGAACCTATGTGTCGGGAGTTCAAATCTCTCAAAGGACACTTGACAAACCCTCAAAGGTTTGTTACTATATAAACTGATAGAGGGTAAGTCCCTGTTATATCCTTATGAGGTATATCACACTTACTCCATCTTGCCTAAGTGGTGGAATGGTAGACACAGCGGACTTAGAATCCGCCGCCTTAAAAAGCGTGGAAGTTCAAATCTTCTCTTGGGCACTTGACAATCAAACTCAAAAAGTTTATGATTGTCTCATAAGCGGGTATAGTTTAGGGGTAAAATGCCATCCTTCCAAGTTGGAGTCACCGGTTCGATTCCGGTTACCCGCTCTGAACCTTCGGGTTCTTATTCTCTTATAAATATGATTAACATATTAAGTTAATCACTATGAGAGACCAAACAAAACTAAAGAAAAATGTAGGAACTTGGAGAAAAAGAACTAAAGAACTTCTTGTCGAATATAAAGGTGGGAAGTGTGAGTTCTGTGGATACGATAAATGTATTGAAGCACTTGAGTTTCACCATATAGATGAAACAACTAAAGAGTTTGCTATTTCGGGTTCTACAAAATCTTTAGAAAAGCAAAAGAAGGAAGCAGACAAATGTTATATGTTGTGTGCTAATTGCCATAGAGAACTTCATTCTGGGTTCTCCATATATCATAAACCTTCTTCAAGTATTCCCTTATAGCTCAATTGGCAGAGCACGAAGCTGTTAACTTTGGGGTTCCTGGTTCGAGTCCAGGTGGGGGAGTTCACTGCCCTCTAATGCAGTGAAAGTTGCGGAAAGTGTCTTCCGCGAGTGGTGGGCACTCACTACTCATCCAAATGTAGGTGCCAAAACCTCTCCCCAGGTCGATGTTTAGACTGGTGCTTGGGTGAATGTCAAGAGTGGGAACATAGGTAAAGTTCCCAACACCTACCTCATCTATCGGTAGTCTAGTGGTCAGGACAGGCAGACAATGCACTTGGAGTTCGGGTTCGATTCCCGACCGGTAGCCATAGGGCGATTAGCTCAGCGGTAGCAGCGTCTCCCTTACAAGGAGAATGTCACTGGTTCGATTCCAGTATCGCCCACTTGATAAATACAAATAAAAAGAGTATAATGGAAAAACTGTTTAAACTCTTAAGTGATGCTCAGGCATCACTTTTTGTTCTATTTCATAAAACTTGGGTCTATCATTGGAATGTAGTTGGAAATGATTTCCAGCAACTTCATACTCTTTTTGGCGGTCAATATGAGACTATGTTTGAAGAGATTGATAGACTCTCAGAGCATATGAGATACTTGAATGTAAAACCTTTAAGTAGTTTAAATCGTGTTCTTGAGGTTTCTAAAGTTAAAGAAGCATCAAGTTCTGCGAATGCTGAAGGTATGATTTCTGACCTTCTTCAGTCAAATATTGATTTTTGTGATATAATGACTAAAATATCTGAGGAAGCGGAAGCACAGAAGTCATATGCTACAGCAAATCTAGTTCAAGATTTAATGGAGTCTCACGGCAAGTTTGTTTGGATGCTCCGTTCATTTTCAGATACTACATCAAAGAAAGTTCAAGAAAAAGTAGAAGAAGAAATCGTTGAAGAAGTTATTGAAGAAATAGAGGAAGAAACAACTGAAGAATAATCAGAATTATGGAAAACTTAAAAATCAGATGCCGCTCCTGTAATAGGGAGTTGGAAGGTCATCCAACAAAAACAATATCGTGTGGTTGCTCAAATATGGCAACTATTCGTGGAGATAAGATTTCAGCACTTGACTTATCTCAAGTTGTTATGTTAAACTCCTTAAAAGAAAATCAAAATAAAAGTGCGTTCTCCTCTCAAGATATTGCTTGGCAAGAAGCACGTCGTCAACGTAAAGTGAGACGACTTGATTTTGAAGTCCGTTGAGGACTTAATACTGGAAAGGTGGTCGAGTGGTTGAAGGCTCTAGTCTTGAAAACTAGCGATGTGAAAGCATCCGTGGGTTCGAATCCCACCCTTTCCGTTAAGAAGCATTAAAAACTTAATAATCTCTTCAACAGTGTTACGTATTGAACACAAATCGTTGACGATGAAAGTTCAGTAACTATTATATAGTAGTACTACGAATCAAAAAAATGGATCAACACACCTACAATAATTGGGTGAAGATCAAAGAAACATTTGAGACTTCTGGTAATACTGATAATATGTTTTACAAGAGAGCAGTTGAAATTGTAAAAACAAGAGTCGATCCTCTGGCAAAATTTCTTGGAGATGAGAAATGATGCACGAACAAGAAGAATTTATTACACGTTCTGAAGTTCAGGAGATGATTGATGCTGCTATCAGAAGACACAACCGTAATGCTTCTATCATTAGTATGTGCGTCGGTTGGGTGGTTCTTGCTTTATTTGCTGAGGGACTCTTAAGACTTATTGGGGTAATTCCACCTCTACTACCATGGCTCAAAATCACTCTGAACTGATATTTTTAGTTCCGTGGTTTGTTCTTTTGGTTATTTCAATAACGATGTTTATTCAGGGATGGATGATTATGAATGCCCATCACGGGTACTCAAAAAATCCTAAAGTCAAACATCCTGAGTTAAATAATGTCAGAGCAGGAGACCCATTACTGGTGGTAAGATTTACAGACGAAGATATGGAAGAACTACAAAAAAGAGTTCTAGAACAGAAAATGAATGAGTTATTTGAGGAACCTTCTAGTTACGAGGACGAGGAAGATGAGTAAGACTATATACACTACACTGACTATCTTTGGTTTAATCGGTTGTTTTGTTATTTGGGCACTTAATCACGCATATCCACAATGATTTTTCATATCGTAGAATCTGTACTGACTAGTCCAATAGGGTTGTTTATTATTGGATGCGGATTGACAGTCGCCCCAGCATTGGGTATAATGTATATACACCGAACTAAATAACGGTACAACGGGGTGTAAGTCAGAGGTAGACGGCTTGCTTTGGGAGCAAGAAGACACTGGTTCGATCCCAGTCACCCCGACTCATAAAATCACTTTATGAAAATGAATCAAGAACTTAACGAACTTCAAACATTTACAATCAAAGAGTTTCAGACAGATTTTGATACCCTAATGAATAGGGTAGAGTCTGGAGAATCGTTTATCATTACAAGCGAGCACGGAAACGCTGTAATAGTTCCTTATAAAGAAGTGATAAGTATATGTGAAGATAAGAATGTGGATTTTGAAGAGATAGTTAAGATTCACACAGACCACGAAGAGGGATCTTAAGTGGAAATTATAACCAAACAAGAACAAAAAATAATACTTAAATGGATTCACGATAATCGTGATAAATTTAATATTAATGAATGTGGTAAAAATAGAAAATTTATTTCATTAAGAAACATTTATAACACTCCAAAAATAATTTTTGAAATAAAAAAAAGAATATTAATTAATGAAAATATTACTGAATGGGATGAAGATCCTTTTTTTGGCGATCTAATTACATGCAATACACATGGTGGATTTATACATAATCATACTGATCCAACTTTACCAAATAAAACGCACTTAAGATTTAATTTATTTCTATCAAAACCAATTTGGGGTGGAGATCCAATTTATAATAATGAAAAATTAAAATTTAAAGAAAGAACATATATTAAGTATAATGTTAATCAACATTACCATTCTTCAACTTCTGTGCTTGGGTTTAAACCTAGAATAGCAATATCATATGGAATTTCTATAAGTTAATTTATTTACATATCAAGAAAAAGGGTCTTGACGAGGGGTTCCAAATCTCCTATAATGATTTGGTCTTAAGCGAGTGAGACTTGGTAGTCAGAGAGGTCTTATAAACCTTTTCCGCCAGATTAGCGGCTTTGAGATGGTTCGAATCCATCCACTCGTATTGCATACATTTATTGTATAAATAGGTGTATGTATATCTTCATAACCACTATGTTTACTAGTGTTACTATTTGTCAAGGTTGTGGATGCAGTATTCTTAACGAAAGAATAACAAAAGGACGACTAAAAAAATGGTGCAGTAATTCTTGCAGGCAAAAATGGCGTTATAAAAATGATGAAAATATCATAAACAGAAACACTTACACGGAACAAAAATCAAGAGGTTATTCTAATAAATGGAAAGCTCTGCAATATAAAGGTGGCAAATGTCAATCCTGTGGAGAAAACAGACCAGCAACTTTATGTTTTCATCACAGAGATCCTTCTCAAAAAGAATTTCAACTTGATGGTAGGACCTTTGCAAATAGAAAATGGGAACTAGTTAAAGATGAAGTTGAAAAATGTGATCTTTTATGTCAAAATTGCCATCATATATTACATTATGGAAATAGTTGGCAACAATTTTTAAACGAGCAGGTTTAGCAATCTGGTTGAATGCCCGGAACTCATAATTCCGTCGAGGTGGGTTCAATTCCCACAACCTGCACTGGACACTTACAAAAGCGTCCTACTTGACTTTCAACTATCAACACTCTATAATAACAAGGTCAACAATCAAAACAATGACTCTCACAGCAAAATTCAAGAAAGACGTTCAAACCCTTCGCGGTGCAGCAAATGGTGATTTCTACCTTGATGTAAAGAATCCGAAACTCTACAAAAAGGTTCGTCGTTATTATGAAAACGAAGGTGTAGTGTTCTCTGGTGATCCTTTGGATGATTATGAGATGCTTATGGAATATGTCTCTGCCGATCTTGAGTCTATTGAAGTTGCCTAATGTTAAATCATATAGAAAAAATTAAAGTACTCCCAGAAGTACTAGTTAAAATGCATTATAATTTTGACTTTGAAACAAATTTAAAGTCAAAATGTGATCAGTCTATTGAATATTCTAAAAACCAATCTGAAAAAGTTCATCTTGAATATGGCGATGCTGTTTCTACAGTAATTCATAATTCAAATGGTCAACCTCATACTTGGCAAGAGAACAAAAAATTTATTCAATTTTTGAATGCGAATATGCCCTATATTCTGAAAGAATTTGGGTTATCTCAGCAACCAATAACAGTCTCAAACTCTTGGGTTAATAAGCATTCAAAAGGTGGAGAAACTTTAGAGCATATGCACCAATTTATTGATTTGGTGGTAAGTTGTTATCTATTTTGTCCACCTGGAAGTGGAAATCTCTTAGTGAGAGATCCTCTTGAATATCATAGGTGGTCAGACGTTGTTGAAAGTGCTTTTTATAAAACTACAAAATATCAACATCCATGGACAGAAGTGCCAGTAAAAACAAATGATATTTTAATATTTCCAGGTTGGTTAAATCACAAAACAGAAAAAAGTAATTCTGATATAGATAGATATGTAATGACTGTAAACTTAAAGTACAGTCCGTTTGCTGGTCCCGGAATGACTTAAAACTTGCCCTGGTCGGTGATGAAAACCCCTTATGTCTAAAACAAGTATCTTAAGATATCTTGGAAATCTTCTTCTCATTATTGGTTATCAAACTATGTTATGGGGAGATTTTAAATATGGTTTAATTTTAAAAGTTATTGGAGGATTATTTACAGTACCTTTTGCTATTAAACTTAAATTGTGGGATGTGCTATTTCTATGTGCTTTCTTTGGTATTTCCGAGATATCAAAGTTATCCCAACTTTACCTAAGTCCTGGAACGACTTAAAACTTATACTGGTGGAGTCAAATATGACCCTATTTGGTCCCCGCAAGATAAGGGACAATAAAAATTCTTGCTGGTGCGGATGGGACTCTCTCCCGCCTGGTTTCCAATTTCCAGTTAAAGAATTGGTGGCGTGCATGAAAGACCTAATGGAGAGTTGCATAAACTCTCCTTTTTTAGTATAATGATAAAAAATAATGTTCTCTATGAAAGTAGCTTTAATAACAGGAATTACGGGGCAAGATGGATCTTATCTCGCAGAATTCCTTTTGGAAAGAGGATATAATGTTCATGGGATAGTTCGTAGATCATCTTTGATCAATACTGATCGTATTGATCATATTTACGATCAAATTAAACTTCATTATGGCGATTTGACTGATTCTACAAATCTTGTAAGAGTTATTCAGCAAATTCAACCGGATGAAATATATAATCTTGGTGCCCAAAGTCATGTGAAAGTATCTTTTGAGATGCCTGAATATACTGGTATGGTTGATGGACTTGGAACTCTTCGTATTCTTGAAGCAGTTCGTCTTCTTGGAATGGAAAAGAAAACAAGAGTTTATCAGGCGTCTACATCAGAGATGTTTGGTAAAGTCCAAGAGATCCCTCAAAAAGAAACTACACCATTTTATCCTCGTTCACCTTATGGAGTTGCAAAGGTATATGGATACTGGATTACAAAAAACTACAGAGAGTCCTATGGACTACATGCAAGTTCTGGAATTCTTTTCAATCACGAATCCCCTAGAAGAGGAGAAACTTTTGTCACAAGAAAAATCACTCAAGGATTATCACGCATTTCAACTGGGAAACAAGATATACTATATCTCGGGAATCTGAACGCAAAACGCGACTGGGGACATGCTAGGGACTTCGTAGAGGCGATGTGGTTGATGCTGCAGCAGGAGGAACCAGATGATTATGTGATTGCTACAGGAGAGCAATATTCTGTGAAAAATTTTATTGAAGAAGCAGCACCGTATTTTGGGATGGATATTGTTTGGGTAAATGAAGGTCTTAATGAATATGGTATGGATACGAATACTATGAAACCCATTATCAAGGTTGATCCTAAATATTTTCGACCTGCTGAAGTAGAGACCTTATTAGGTGATGCCACTAAGGCAAAACAAAAATTGGGTTGGGAACCAAAAATTACATTTGAACAATTAGTTGAGGATATGTGTAAAAATGAAATTTGATTCTAAAATTTTAGTTGCCGGCGCTAATGGAATGGTTGGTAGAGCAATTGTACGAAATCTTGAAGCAAAAGGATATACTAATATCATTAAAGGAACTCGTAATATTGTAGATTTTACAGATCAAGAAGCAACGGATACTTTCTTTAGAATTAATAGACTAGAATATGTTTTCGTTGCTGCCGCTAAAGTTGGTGGAATTCTTGGTAATAAGAATCATAAAGCAGAAATGATTTATGAAAATCTTATGATTCAATCAAATATCATTCATTTTGCTAATAAGTGGAACGTTGAAAAACTTTTGTTTCTTGGATCTTCTTGCATTTATCCAAAGTTCTCTGAAATTCCTATTGTTGAAAGTTCTTTGCTTTCTGGGCATCTTGAACCTACAAATGATGCTTATGCAATTGCAAAAATTGCTGGCATTAAAATGTGCCAATCTTATCGTGAACAATATGGATTTAATGCTATTAGTTTAATGCCATGTAATCTATATGGACCTTATGATAATTTTAATCTAGAAACCTCCCATGTATTCCCTGCCTTTATTAGAAAATTTCATGAAGGTGGGCAAGTAACACTATGGGGTGACGGATCACCTAAAAGGGAATTTTTACATGTTGATGATCTTGCTGAGGCATGTTATGTTTGTATGAAAAAATATGATGACTTTGAACATATTAATGTTGGAGTTGGTGAAGATATATCAATTAAGTATCTGGCAGAAATGATTGCTGATGTTGTTGGTTATTCTGATAGTATTAGTTGGGATACTACTAAACCAAATGGAACTCTTCGTAAAGTTTTAAACGTTGATAAAGTAAAGTCTTTAGGATGGAATCCAAAAATTGATCTTCGTGCTGGAATTGAACAAACATACGAATGGTATAAAGAAACCTATGCTAATGTGGTATAATATATACTAGGAGATTATTGATTTGTTCATGACACAACAGATTAAAACAGCACTTGTTCTTGGTGCTGGTGGCTTTATTGGTAGTCACATGGTTAAGAGATTAAGAGAAGAGGGATATTGGGTGCGGGGTGTTGACGTAAAATATCCAGAGCATTCTAAAACTCATGCAAATGAATTTATCAAAGGAGATCTAACAGATCAGATCTTTGTTGATAAAGTTGTTCAGTTTAGGGGATACGCAAATAATTTCTATACTTTTGTTCCTAGTGGATTCATTGAAACTTTTGATGAGATCTACCAGTTTGCTGCAGACATGGGTGGTGCTGGATATATCTTTACGGGGGATCATGATGCAGATGTAATGAATAACTCTGCAGCAATCAACCTTAATGTTCTTCGTTCCTTGAAGGATCTTAATGAATTGAAGGGAGTAAATAAGACAACTATTTTCTTCTCTTCATCCGCCTGCATGTATCCAGAGCACATTCAGATGGACCCAGAAAACCCAGGACTTAGAGAAGATGATGCATACCCAGCAGGACCTGACAGTGAGTATGGATGGGAAAAACTGTTTTCGGAACGTCTCTACTTTGCTTATAATCGCAACTATGGTATCCCTGTACGTGTTGCTAGATATCATAATATATTCGGACCAGAAGGAACCTGGCGCGGCGGTAAAGAGAAATCCCCAGCAGCAATCTGTCGTAAGGTAGCAGAACTTTCTGTTGAAGGTGGGGAAATTGAAATTTGGGGAGATGGTGAACAAACCAGATCCTTCCTTTATATTGATGAGTGTGTAGAAGCAACCTATCGCCTTGTTCAATCTGACTTTATGGGACCAGTGAACATTGGTTCTGAAGAGATGGTAACTATCAATCAACTTGCTGATATTGCTGCCAAGGTATCTGGTAAGACAATTACTAAAAAGCATATTGATGGTCCACTAGGTGTTCGTGGTCGCAACTCTAACAATGATTTGATCCGTGAAAAACTTGAGTGGGACTATTCCATGTCTCTAGAGGAAGGTATCTCAAGAACTTACGATTGGATCCACTCTCAAATTTACACAGGTAACACCATTATTCATCACAGAGTTTGATATGAAAATTACTGTACTAGGTTCCAGTGGGCAGATCGGTGCCTACCTGACGGAATATTTGCGTGGCAAAGGACACCTTGTTCATGAGTTTGATTTAGTCAATACTCCAGATGAGGATATGACCACTATTCCTAATCCTCTTCTTGAGGAAAGGATTGCGGACTCTGATTTTGTTTTCTTCCTTGCATTTGATGTTGGTGGTTCTAGGTATCTGAAGAAGTATCAGCATACCTTTCAGTTCATCAACAACAACTGTCGTTTGATGGCAAATGCTTTCACCTTACTTCAAAAGTATAATGTGAGATTTGTTTTTGCTTCTTCTCAGATGAGTAACATGAGTTACTCTCCGTATGGCGTTCTCAAGAATGTTGGTGAACTTTATACTAAGTCTTTGAATGGATTGATTGTTAAGTTCTGGAACGTTTATGGTATTGAGAAAGATCACGAAAAAGCACACGTTATCACTGACTTTATTCGTAAGGGATTTGAGACTGGTGTGATTGATATGCTAACCGATGGTGAAGAGCAACGTGATTTTCTTTATGCTGAAGATTGCTGCGAAGCACTTGAAACGGTAATGGAAAATTATACAGACTTCACCCCAGAAGATAATTTGCATATCACCAGTTTCCGTTACACAAAAATTAGAGACATTGCCAGTATGATCTGTGGTCAGTTCAATCTGATTGAAAAGTATGATGTCACTATTAAACCATCAGATGAAAAGGATTCAGTGCAGCTGGATAAGAGAAACGAAGCAGATACTTTTATTACAAAGTGGTGGATGCCAAAAACCACTATTGAACATGGGATTGCCAAAGTCTTTAACGCTATGAGGGAGGAATATGAGAGTCGTTGATGTATTTCCTTTCTTTAATGAACTTGACATTTTAGAAATTAGATTAAATGTTCTAGATCCTTTTGTTGATTGTTTTATTATAAGTGAAGCAACAAAGACATTCTCTGGTCTTGAGAAACCACTTTATTATCAAGAGAACAAGGATAGATTTGAAAAGTTTAATCATAAAATAATTCATAACATTGTTGAGGAT